CCTGGCGTGGGAGACACATTCGTGATCACGGGCATTCTGCTACCGAACGCATACATACTGAAGGCAGAGGCAGACCTTGAAGCCGAAATAATCCGCTTCATGGCAGCGAACAACAGTCCGCAGTATGGCTTTTCTGTGGACTTCAGCCGCATTTCATCGGAAGAGTTGCCTGAAATCTATGCAAAGATAGATCACAACGCAAGGCTTCAGGTCGAATACAACGGCAAGTTGTCTCTGTTCTATGTATCTCACTTCACCTACACAGTGACTGAGGGCGAAGACCTTCCCGAAGTTAAGGTGGAACTGTCCGACGCGATAACTGTAAACCGTAATGCCCTCCAGAATACCATCAGTGCCGTAAAGGCTGAAATGCTCAGCCGAATGCAGGGACTTGACATTCTCAGCATGTGTCTTCCATACTTCATCAGAAAGGACATCGGAGACAGGACACCTAAGGACCTTGCTGTGGGTGGCAAGTTCACGGCAGAGAAAGGTACCCAGTTCGGAAAGGACTTCGCGGAAGGTCCAACCGGATTCGGCGGCAAGGTGGACGAGCATGGAAACGGCTGGTTCCGCAACATCTTCGTGGCAGAGGCTCTTGAAGCGGCAGAATACAGGTTCAACCGCGTCGTGATTGACCTTGGCAACAAGTGGAACGGCCCGGGAGGCGGCATAATCGAGTCATTCGAGCCAGATTACGATGAGGACGGAAACCAGCTCAATACAGGAGTGATTACTCTTAAACTGGAAGAGGGAGAAATCGGGGCTATTGCCGTAGATGACATCTGTCAGGGAATCTATCATGATGCTATCAACACAGACAACAATTCGTGGGCTGATTCTGACGACGGTCTTGGAAATTTTGAAGTCTCAGGCTTTTACACCTGCTATTTCAGAGTCACGGAGATTCTGGAGACGGGAAGGAACACGAAGTTCGCCTATGCCCTGAGACCGGTGTCTGACAGATGGCCGAAACTCCGTCAGCCTCATAGTCTCATGCACTTCATCGCATACGGCAATTTCAGCGACAAGAAACGTCAGACATCAAGATACTCGACAAGAACCTACGAACGATACCTGAAGGATGTGAACAACTGGGAGTTCACCGCAGAGAATGTCGGGGCACAGTTCGGTGATCTCACCAATCTGTCTGTCTTCGGAATGCAGATGGAAGGCTATTCTGCATATCTGAACAACATATACATGACCGGCACCATCGAACAGTTGGAGCATATACCGTTGCAGATGAAGATTGACACTCAAGGCGATAATTTCCTCGCCTATGGAGAATCTGTGACGGCGACCTGCTCAGTGTTCAAGGGCTGGGATGACGTTACGGCGAGCGTCAAGTCGTGGTCAGTAGTCAGGGACAGCGGTGATCCATCTGACGACCAGGCATGGCTGCTCAAGGATAAAGTAAAGAATTTCAGCGGTCAGTTGGAAATCTGCTACACAAAGGACGAGAACGATCTGGGTACTGCCGCAGTAAGCACCCTGTTCACATTCACTGCAGAACTTTCGGACGGCAGTACCGCAGCATACACAATAACCGTTTGACAATATGGAGACCGGAAGAAAACGAATAAGGAAAGATTTTGCACCGCTGAATGTGGCGGTCTCGGTGGTGTGTGACACGCCTACGAGTCCATACACTCAGGTGTTCAACTCTGAAAACGGACAGTATGAACCAGACAGGGAGGTCACTCCGACGGTCATCCGTCCCGAAGTGATCGCATCGGCCAGCGACGGAAGTTGGCATGATCCACACTCCAACCAGTACCTCGCCGACATGGTATGGTATGTGAACGGCAAGGACATCACGACCCTCAGTGACTGGCAGGGGCTCTACAGCATAGATACCGTAGGTTCTACAAGAGGATCACTCACCATCATGAGGAACATCCTGCCGGAAGAGAAGGTGACACTTCGCTTTGAAGGCGTTATCGCCGACAACAGGCTCGGTGTCAATATACCAGTAGTCACGGAGGAAATCATATTATCGACTGCAGACAAGTCAAAGGACACCTACTCTCTGTCTATCGGAGAAGACCAGATCATCCGCTATGATCCGTTCCTTGACCGTCTGCACCTCTACGAGCACAAGGTGGCTCAGGGTCTTATTTCTGCCAGCAGTTCAGCCCGGCAGGAGGCTATGGATGAGAATTCATATCTGAGAAGCATTCCGGTCTCGCTACATAAGGGCAACAAGATTCTTTCTGAGGGCTACACTGTCAAGTTGTTCCGCATTACAGGAACCAAGACCCTTACTCAACTCTATGCTGGCAACGATGAGATTATCTCAATCTCTCCGACCACCATCAGCATTGATTTGAGGGTCGTGACGAAATCAGACTATCTCATCATTGCATACATTGACGGTGAAACGGTCTCACAGATTCAGTTCTCGGTGAACAGAGTTTACCGAAAGTTCACCTGCAAGCCCACCAACGGAACCTCAATAGCCCCGGGAGACTCCATGAGATTTGACAAGGCTATGGTGGATAGCGAGGGGCAGGTGGTGGAATGTCCGGGCAGAGTCATCAAGATTGTCTGGAAGACCGACACCGCTGCCAATAAAGGTGTCGTGCATAATGAGGGCGAAAGAGCCTACTTCGAGATAAGCAAGACCGGGCTCGGAAACACATACACCGACAACTGGCTCGATACCATTACCGAAGCCGAACTCAAGCCGGCATATTCCTTTGCCACAGACGGCAACGGCAACTATTACACAGATGAAAACGGCAATAAATACATAATCAACTGACATGAGATACCTTATTGCGAATGCGGACCAGGCAAAGAATTATGGAATCGTCACAGACGGGCACTATCACTCTGAGGGGAAGGTGATCCTTAATGAGAAGGAGGTCATGACTTGCCCGTATATCCGTGAGGCCGAGTCGCTGGAAGACCGGGCGAAGATTCTCGAAGCGGAAATATATGACATAATCAGTATCAAACAGACAATCAGAAAAGGAGACTGGAAAATATGAGCCAAAGTACACAAGGTAGTATAACCATCAAGCGACTCCGTAACGGAGATTCGCTGTACCTGACATTGGAGTTGAACGGCAAGCCCCTCTATCAGGGTATCGACAAAGACACGCTGGCCGTGACACCGGATTGGGGGGATGAAGCCAATCAGCCTGTCATAACCCCGAAGGCAGCCTCTGTACGAGGCAATTCTGTGACCCTATCCAACTTCGGGTGGTCAAACAACGGTGTCGAAATTGTCTTCAACGGAGCAACCTCTGGAAACTGGAAGACGGATTCAACCGGAAAATTCTCTCTTAACCTCGTTACGGGAGCGTTGAAGATCATCGGCAACCTTGCGAGTGAAATTAACACGGCGAACGACAGCCTTACATTCACATGCCAGGCCTCAGTCGGAGGTGTGGAGTACAATCTGACCAAGAGCATTGATGTCATTATCCAGTTGGCAGGAGCATCCTCGTACTTCGGTTCCGTCATTGCTTCTACAGAGCAGATCACAGAAGCCGTCACGACCTCGACCCTGACCACGAAACTGATGCTTGCCTCTCAGGACCTGGCAGACTACTATGTCAAGTGGTATAAGGATGATACTCTGTGGAGTGACAAGAATGGTCAGAAGACAATCACCGTAGGACGTTCCGACATCGACGGAACACAGTTGTTCATTGCAGAGTTCTTCAGGTCTTCTTCCGACACGACTCCAATCTACAGGACCGGTATCAGGATCACGGACACCCTCGACGACATGCAGGTGATATGTTACATTTCATCTGAAAACAAGGAAGTCGATACCGGCAAGCCGGTCACAGTCGCCGCCAAGATCGTGAACATGAGGACCAATGCAACAGTCTCGCCTTCCAATCCCGTCTGGAGAATGGATGTGATGGAGAAAAGCACATGGACTTCGATCAAGTCATCGGCGACAAACAGCATAACCGTGACAACAGATGAGACAGACCGAAACGGAGAGCAGAACGACGTGGAAGTCACTGCTGAGGTCACTTGGAACGAATAACGTAAACGACACTATAAACGAAAAAAGAAAATGGGACAAGAAGTATTAGCAAATGCGGCATTAGTAAGCCGCATTATCAAAGGAAACAGCGTTCTGGTCGAAGTGGACGGATCAGTCAGGAGGATTACGTTTGAGGACCTCATATCCTCGATCAACGCAGGAGACCAGCAGCTTCTCAGTCAGGTAGCATGGGGAGTGCCTATCAAGCAGTCCGTGCAGTCGAGTCCTGTCTGGGGAATGGTAGGAAACACACAGATGTGGAATGAGTTCAAGGACAGGATCGGAAGATACCTTCTCACGAACGATGGAAAGGCTGCCAAGTTGTCAAAGACAAACAGCGGCATCTATGCTGACGGAACCACTTTGGATGAGACCAAGGGTCACATCATGGGTATTATGCCTGACAGACTCTATTACAGGGTCGTAGTGGATGCGACGACAGGCATTCCATACCTCTGGGGAAGTATGATTCCTATCGGAGGACATCACATTGACCCGATAGCCGTTGGTGCGTACCTCGGCTCGATGTCCGGCTCAGCCCTCACATCAAGGTCTGGTGTAAAGCCTGTCGGCAACAAGACAATCTCGGCATTCTGGAATGCGGCTCAGGTGAACGGAAAGGACTTCGGTATCGGCAATCTTGATTTCCGCAAGGTCCTGATCATGCTGAACCTGTTCGAGTATGGCAATCCGAATGTTCAGACGAATATCGGTTACGGAGTTGGCGGCTCTTCAGGAAAAGACCTATGGAGTACAGCGTCACAGTTGCTCACCGGAGCGACAAAGAGCCTCGGCGACAGTTGCGGAAAGATTGACATATCCGTAGTCAATGGTGACATTGTGGGAGATAATTGCTCCCGTGTGAATCTCTTCGGCTGGGAAGACACCTATAACTGGCTGTGGGAAATGATTCAGGGAGTCTATTTCGGTTCATCAGACAATGCAAACCAGGACGGCTCCGAGATTTTCCTTTATGAGGGAAACAGAATGCCTACCTCTGCCGAACTGGCAAGCCATCCTAACGGAGAGTTCCGTCAGCTTACACGAATCACATCAAGTGGCTATGTTCAGGAAATGATTCTTGGTGAATTCTTCGACATTTTCGCCAAGAAACATGGTGGTGGAAGCACATCATACTGGTGTGACTACGATTATGCAAACACCACCGGTCAGCTCCTGTTGTGGGGTGGGGATGCGGCTGCCGGGACGTTTGCCGGTCTCGGTTTTGCGCACTCGAACGTCGCCTTCTCGGTTGCGTCTTCGACCCTCGGGGCTCGCCTTGCCTATTATGGCCCATTGACCATTGTCAATGGCAACGAAATCTAACGGAAGCGGTGGGCTTCCCTTTCGCAAATAAGGGAAGCCCTCACGTTCCAAATAGTTCTTTGAAGACTGTTTTTCTGTATAAAACCCGTTCACCTCACCGTATGACGGTGCGAGAGCCGACAGGCGTGAACGG